TTCGCATCATCGATGTGTAATCCTGTCAGCATATCTACAAACATACTAGATGATGCGATAGCTGACCCACAACCATATGTCTTAAACTTAACATCCTCAATAATCTCTGTTTCGGGATTAAGTTTAAGGTCTAATTTCATGACATCACCACATGCCGGCGCGCCTGTCAGTCCTGTTGCTACATTGGGGTCATTTGGGTCAAATCTACCCACCCCATGAGCTTCTGGGTTATTTGTTACTGCGTTAAATCTTTCTACTACTTCCTTACTATATGCCATCGTTTCGGTCTCTATTCATTCTTCTACTATTTATTCATTTCAATAGCTCTTTTTAACTTCTTGTGGAACTTTTTCGCCTTTTTTATTGCTCTGTCTAATTTAATTTTAGATACTCGCATTGTAAAGTTCTGACCTAACATATGGTCATACTCATGTAAAGCTACTCTTGCCCACAACCCTTCAAATTCTTCTATTACAATCTCATTCTCTTCATTCTTATATGACATTGTACACCTAATAGGTCTACGCACCATCAGCGTGATGCCAGGCGCCGAGAGACACCCTTCTTCCATAGTCTCAGTCTCTTCACTATAAGTGGTTAACTCTGGGTTAAATAAAACCCTCTTAAAGTTATAGTCTGGGCCTCTGTCTACACCCATTGTAAACATTCTCGCGTTGCGTCCCACTTGGTTTGCTGATAATCCTACACCACCTAGTTCCTTTTGTTTGTCCCAAATAAGTTGAGATAATTCTTTTGCATCTTCTTTTTCAAAATCAAACTCTTCTGGTGGAACCTTCAACATTGGATGGTTCAATGGCAATAATTCTAAATCACTCATGACATTACACTATAATTTCTTATCTTCTCAAATTTAATCTGACTTCTAAATTTATCAAACAACTGGTCACCTTTGTGAGAAATCACGAACACATTGGTTTCCTCTCCTATGGTATTCAATAGGTTCATTACATAATCAACACCATTGTTATCCAAGGAACTGTCAAATACTTCATCAAGTAATAACAGGTTAGTACTAGCACTATTTTTCATCTTAGCAATGGTACGCCAAGTGAATAGAAGTGCCAAATCTATTCTTTGTTTCTCACCCTCACTAAAACTAGAATAAGAAAACTTGTCTCTATGTCTGGACTTTATTGTCTCATTGAACTTTTCATCCAAGTCAAAGTGAACAAAGAAATCCATCGCAGCCAAATATTTATTCACCAACTGATTGATGATTGGTAGATACTGTCTTATAACCCTAGTCTTAATTCCTGTATCCTTGAGCAGACTAGTAGCAGCAGTATTGTAATGTTGGTCTTCACCCTTCTCAGTTTTTATTTTATTTTTAGTGGTTAGGTCAACCGCCATGTCTTTTAGTTTATTCTTTTCATCATCAATATCTGCGACATTAGTTTCTGCCTCATTAAGTTCCAGAGCCATTCTATTCTTCATTCTTTCTTGTGCGATAATCTCACTTTGAATCTCTTGTATGTCGGTCACAATCTGGTCATACTTTTCTATCGCATCATGGACAGCACTATACTCTGTATCCATATCTTGTAAACCAGTTTCTAATTCCTGTATCCTCTCAGACTTTTCTTTTTGTTTTTCTTCTTTGAAGTCGTGGGTCAATCCTTGTTTACATGTGGGGCATTCGTCTGTGTCGTGGTAGAAGTCAAGTTCTTTTCTTGCCTTTCTAAGGTTGGAGTCGAGTTTGTCTTTGAGACCATCCAGTTTGCGTTTCCTCTCTTTCGGGTCATCATGACTCTCCTTCTCTGCTGTTGCCTCTGTAAGTTTTGTTTCAAGTTCAGTAGTCGCCTTGATGAGCTCATCTATTTTCTCCTTAATTTTATCAACTTTGATTCTCTTGTCCTTCTCCAACTGTTCAATATACTTTCTTTGAACCGTTGCTTTGGATTTTGCTACTTCCACTTCTGATTCTACATCTCTAATTTCATCTCTAAGGACGGCAATCTTCTCGCGTAACACTTGATTCATAGTCGTAAATATTTCGATATCAAGTATGTCCTCAATAATTTCTCGGCGAGATGCTGTAGGCAACTGCATAAATGGTGTAAATGAAGCACTTCCTAGTATTACTATTTGAGTAAACGATTTGAAGTTCATCTTCAATATACTTTCTTCGAGGTATTTCTGCGTGTCCCTTACAGCAGCATCTTGGTCTAACATCTGCCCGTCACAATATACCTCAAAGACATTTGGTTTAACACCACGAATAACTTTAAACTCTTTACTTCCTGTTCTGAACTCTATTTCAACTATCATCTTTTTGTTGTTGATAGAGTTAATCAATTGAGTCTTACTAATCTTACGAAATGGTTTATTGAATAATGAAAAACATACAGCATCAAGCATTGTAGATTTACCACTACCATTCTCACCTACCACTAAGGTGCTAGGACTTCGATTAAACTCTATCTCTGTAAAACTGTTTCCTGTAGACAGGAAATTTTTCCATCTTATCTTTTCAAATGTAATCATAATTTTTTAATAAAGGGAACTACCATCTCCTCTGCATATATCTTGTGTTGTTTGGATGTTGGATGTTGTACCGAGTTTCTATCTCTATCCCACCCCAACATTGCTTCCTTAAATGGCGAATCAGTATTATCAAAACACCACTCGTAACATCCACCAGATAAAAATTTATCCCAATCTATCAGTTTAGTTTGCCAGACAATCTCTGGATGATTATATGTATCAGGCAACAAACAATTTTCAGTAAATCTAGCAAACACATATTTAATATTATTTGCCTTCAAAAAATTCTGCATGTTCAATACATAATTCAAACTATTAATCGCTCGAGATGGGTCTGTCTTATAAAACTCATTGAGCATTACTTCTCCATGTTGAACCCATTCAGTTTTCTGTTTCTCTGGAAAGGTAATCGGAGGTCTTCCGTGGAGCGCGGAAGACTCTTTCTGTTCTTCTGCGGATAATTTTACCCATCCCAAAGTTGCTGGTGTCCATTGAACCCAATCGGAATCAGAGACATCTACCTTCGTTATCATGGCAACTGGATTTCTTTTTCTTTGTATTGATTCTCTGTTACTCTCCCTCATGTATTCAAATCTATCCGCGTGTGACCACATAACACCAACAATGATATCATCGGCGATAATGCCAGACTCCAACATCTGTTGTAAGTATCTCATCGTGCTACTAAATATTGTACTGTTACCCACTCCAACATGAGCAGTATTAATACATACCATATCCAATATTTCAGATGTTGCCTCTGGCCATGAGTTACCGTCTTGGCATGTGAAAGAACATCCACCAACAACTAAATACTTCTGGTCTTTTCTTTTTTTCGGAATACCCAAATCTAGAAGTTGGGGTAGGTTACCATGAAACATTTACTAAACCTCGATGTGTTGGGCTTCTACATACAACCCCTGTAGTAAACTTTTTAATCTTTCTTTATCCAATTCTGTGACGGTGTTATCAACATAGTCATTTAACAATGTAATTGTATCATCAAGTTTCAAATCCATTTCTCCTACCGCGTTATCCTCAAACTCCGAAAAATCTTCTATGATTTTTAACTCAACTAAATTGCAACTGTACAATGAGTCAATTAGTTTATCGAACTTACCAAAGTTCTCTTTCTTTACAACAATAACTTTTACACATCCGCCAACTAAATTAGTTAAATCATATTCTACATCATCGTCAACATCATTATAGAATATCTTATGAAACATTCTATATGGGTTTTGCATAAATTCTAATTCATTAGTTTCCGTATCATAGATATTGAATCCTCTATTATCATTGAAATCAGACCATGTAATTTCATAAGGGTTACCAAGATAAACCACATTATCCCTACTACTACGATGGTGGTAATGACCACTACATACCAAATCAAAGCGCTCAAAGGCATTATGATCCATTCCATGCTCATTTGGAAGACCTTTGTACATTTGGAACCCAGCAAATTCAAAGTGTCCGAAACATACTTCTGCGTTAGTTCTTTTGACCATTTCCATAGTAGATTCATAGTTATCGCTACAAATCCAAGGAACAAATAAAATTTTTCTCCCATCGAATTCTAACTCTGTAATTTCTGGATAGACGGTGACATTCTCATATTCTTGTAATAGTAATTCTGGTGCGTTAACATCATTGGTGTTTTTAAAATAGGTATCGTGGTTGCCTGGCACCACATGCATATCTATATTTAGGTCTTTTGCTTGGTCAAAGAAATACTCTTTACAACTCTTGAGTGTATTATAATTCATATACTTTCTTCTATCAAAGATATCACCCAAATGCATAACGGTTTTTATCTCTCTTTCCGCTAGTGCTGGGAAGAAGAACTCATCATAGAATTTTCTAAAGTATGAATCAAACGGCAAACTATCTGACCTCGCACCAAAATGTGTATCATTTACTAAAGCTATCTTCATGCAATCCCCTTATTCATTTTATGAGAGAATGTGTCATAGTATCCTTCAAGGGTCAATAGTTTCTTACCATAGTTCATTCTATACTCCTCTAGCATTTTCTCCAATAAACTCTCATCCCTCAACACCATGACCTTAGATTTCAAATCATCAAAGTCTTCTATCCTTTGCCAAGGGTCTATGTTATATGTATTATTCTTGTCGTACTGTCTCCAGACAAATGGTATCATTCCGATTGCAAGTGCTTCCACATATCTAGATGTAGTAGCAGTCTCATCCTTCCAGTTAAAACACAATGTCCATCTACATGGTTCCAACATAGGATATAATTGATTCCAATCTTTTATCCACGCGGATTGTCTCTTGATACCAGATGGAAACCCACCAATTAAAGTAGTGGATAAATCTGGGTCACGATAAATTTTTCTAATAATCTTGTCTCGGTCACATCCTGTCTTCATGCGTCCCCAGTATCCGAAATCAGTTCTCTTTGCTGTAGTAAATAGTGGATTACCAAACTTGTTTCTTATAAAGTGATACTTCATCCCATGAATGTTACCAGAGAAATCAATCTCATCAATCTCCGTGTAGGACTTGATTGGCACATTCTGTAGTGTCTCTTCCCTATATAACTTTTCGTCATCACCTCTATCACTCCTCATGACAATGACATGTTTGTCTTTGAAGAATGGTATGATGTTATCCATATGGGACTGTGACTTCGCCAAGTCTTTCGGATTCATTTGTAACTCACCGTGATATCTAAACTCACTATCACTAGGAATTACTATCGCGTCAGCCCATTCTATTGACTCTGGTGTTCTCTTAGGTCTAGTACCATCAAATGATATATTATAGGTTCCGTACTGGTGTTGGGGGTTTGCCCTCATCCACTTTACATAGTTCTCTAAGAAACTATCTAGTACCGTTTGTAGCGGGCCTTCATACTTTACATTAGACCGCAATCTAGCACATGTTATTTTCATACTTTTCTCTTTCCATCAAATACACAAATGAAATACAAATCATTGTCATCTGAACTATTATAAACTTTGTGAAAGACACCATCTTTGATTGGAACTATATCACCAGCTTTGACATGGGTGTATAGGGAATCTAGTTCTATTATACCTTCACCTTCAATAAAAAAATATACCTCTTCTTGACCACTATGTTCGTGTCCAGTAGTTTCCTGTCCACCATGCAGTCGCGTACTACTAAGTACTAGTGTGTTACCAAAAGGATTATCCTTGACGATATATCTATCATCTCTTTTAGCAACATATCCACCAATATCATTTTGGTTTAGGAGCATTCTGTACTCGTTTCCTCAAATCGGTAGAAGAGAAAGTATGTTGTCTATTGGTGTAGTGAATTTCTATAGGTAAATGCGAACCTGTAAACTCTTTCTCTTTATACTCTTCGCCTATAAATCTTACATCAATGCTTTTGGTGGTTAATATATCCATCAAACAAGTTTCTCTGTCGTATGGGATAACCTCATCTACCATTCGTAGACCATACAACTGAATGTATCTTTCGTATATACTTTGTACTGGTTTGTTTTTATCTGACCTGTCTAGTGTGGGGTCTGTTTGTAATCCCACCATCAAAAAGTCACAATTGTCCTTTGCTTCTTCAAGCATAACAACATGACCAGCGTGTAGTAAATCAAATGCACCACAAGTGAATCCTATTTTCATTGTCTGTCTGCCCACCATTCCATTTTTTCAAAGTCATTAAATCCACCAATGAGTTCACCGTCCACAAATATCTGTGGAAAGGTTTTCGCGTGTGGTGACTTCTCAAGTAGTTCGTCAAATGTAAAGTCTTCATCTAACATTTTTTTCTCATACTTAATGTGTGTTGTTTCTTGTACTATTTGTTGTGCAATAAAAACAGCCCTGTCACAGTAGGGACAATCTGGTTTTGAATAAATTTCTATGTTCATCTTATTATATCTATTTTGTTAATTGTTTCAGAATTCCAAACTTCCAAATCCTTTCGTATTCTTCCATCGGATACCAAGTTGCTGTATCTCTTGACGGCTTTCTTTCTCCACCAATCAATAACATTTTCTAGTTCAAACCTATCAAAGTTTTCTGCCTTTTCTAACTGTTCTGTTTTACCTAGAAGAACATCGCGTACATTCTTATATCCATATTCTGACATGTAGAATCTTTTTTGTGTAGTAACATCGGTTGACTTTTTAATTACATTGTCAAACAATTCATATGCTTTTACATCGTGTTCCTTTAGATTTGCCTTGAGAACTTGAATCATCTTTGTTTGGTATTTAAGTTTTCTACTAGATGCATCTTTCTTTATAAGAACTTCTCCACCATTTTTTTCTTCAAACCAATCGCGTAGGTGAAAATAAATCTCTTCACCCATAGTCAATAGGAATGATGACATAGTGTCTCCTTTATATCTTAGGAAAGGTCTCATACCATCGTACATACTAGCACCCTTAATGTTACCATATAAAGATGTAGTTTCAAACAGACAGAACTCTGTATTATATTTCTTGTTCAACATCCTTCGTACTTCATGCGAACAACAAATGGCAGCCAATAACTTACCACCAAGATAATTAAATCCAAATGGTTGTACTGGAACTATATTAAACCCCATGATTGCCCTCTTATTAAAGATAGGCAAGTCGGGGACACCACCAAGAAAATCATTCCTTGGTTTGGAGTTTATTAACGGTGACCCCAACTTGATAAAACCAACTGCTGTGTTTGTATTCGTTTCTTTTACAATTAATTTTAATTCTTTGCCTGGCGCTTGGTCTGGTGAAAAAGATGCGGTCATCTCTAACATCTGGTCAAACACCTCGTTGTTCATTTGAACAACTGAAAAATTCATTTCCTCTGGATGCATATCCCAATTCTGGAACATATCATCCTCTACACTCATACCAAAAAGAGGCGGAGGCAATGCCTTCACCCTTTCAATTTTTCTTGCACGAAAGTAATCATCAATCCTTTCAAACTTTGAAAAGTAATCGACAACTATTTTACTGGCATATATCGTATCTTCCTTACTGAGTTGCATAAAATCTTAGACCTTCTATAAACCACATAGGAGTTGGTCTCTTTGTCCACTTGGCAAAATCTTTTTTTTCTTCCACATAATAGAGTCTGTAAGCATCGACAGTATTGTCCTGTTTGCAATCGTCTGGCATACATTGTGGTGGGTCAATAAATTTACCAAGGGGAATGTTAGTGGGGGTTTTTGCCAATGGAACTCTAAGTTTATCATCGGTCTTGTGGGTCTTGCCATATCTAAATGTATATTCATCACAAAGAGAGACAAATAGATCATAAAGATATCGGTAATTCATATTACCAGACCTAACCCATTTTGTAGATGGGTGATTAATCATTGCATTTTTATATAGGGAATGTGTATCCGCGTAGGTGTCACCATCTAACTGGCGGTGTGCGGTACATAACATCTGAGCAGACTCTAATATCATCTTCACTACATGCTTATCGCAATGTGATTGTGCAGAAATAGTAGGGTCTTTATGTAAATAAAATATGTTCATGATAAAGAAAACTCCAATTAAACTTTATATAGACCACATTATACGCGGCTTGGGGGCAAAAGTCAAGAACTTTTTTCAGTTTCTTTCATTGCTGGGATTTTTTCCTTTGCCATCTTTAATGCTTCCTTGTCATCCAGATATTTCGGACGCCTTTTGGGAACCTTCTTATCCTGTTCCGCGTATTGAGCTTTGTGCTTTTCTGCATCATCTATCTGTTTTCTCATATACTCTACAAACTCAGCGGAACCGCCATGACCTTCCTCACCATCTAATATAGATTGTAAGTCTAGGTTTTGAATGTATTTGTATTTGGTGTCAAGTTGTTTCTTTTCTTTCTGTATCCTTCTTAGAAAAGCATAGTATGTAATCTGCGTGAAATACGCAAACGGATTCTTTGATTTTTCTGGGTTGAAGTTGTCCATGTATGTAATACAATTTTCTATACCATCAAGAATCATTTCTTCTCTAAAAGTATAGTTGACAAAATTTGATTTGTAAGCGAGGTGGTTTGCAATTTTTACAAAACACTCTCCAATATATTCCGAACACCGTGGTTTAGGTTTTCCCTTTTCCTCTGCGGCCAATCGGGTCTCTCGATACTCAGTCATAGCAACAAGGAACTCCTTGTTATTGACATAGTGTCTATTAGTTTCTGATTTCTTAGTCATAATGTTATCCATTCTATAGTAAAGTTATGCAAAAGTCAAGTAAAAAATACTAAAAATTTTTCTTGACAACTGCTTCTGGTTTCATGTATAATGAGTTGTCGTTTAAGGATAATTGATCCTAATGGAGTATCCTTTTCTTTTTCCCTATTAATTCGTCCACCATTTCTTTAATTGTTTCGGAATCGAATCTTTCCTCATCCTCTTCCTCATCAATATATTCTTCCAATGGCGGAAGTTCATTTGGTTTGTTGAAGTACCCATCTTTTAAATTTTCATACCCAGCGTAGTACCCTTCACTTAGAGGGGCGATTGCGACTATGTTATTAATATTTACTTCAAATATGGTTTCATTTGAAAAAGACATCCAAGGTCTTATTGAATAAGCTTCGTGCGTCACGGATACTGGATATTTCTGAATTTCCATAGGGTAGTGAACTTTTATTTTTCCGAGAGCATCGAGAGCGTCTGTCTCTTCTACAGTAGCTACTATCTGTAGTCCACTATCAAAACAAATTATTTTCGGTTCGTTTCTCATATCTTTCCTTCTGAGTTTACCTTAACTACTTTATAGTCAAAGGATTCTTCATTATACATTTTAATTCTTTCTAACAAATGATTGAGGGTATAATTTTTTCGTTCCCTCCAAGAAAGGTCATCACCAATATCAAACAAATTACACTTTGTTTTTATTTCACTTTTCCGAAGACCTCTTCCAATCGATTGTAGGTTTCTAATCCTACTCTTACTTGGGGAGGCAAACACAATATTGTTAAGGTTTCTTATATTTATACCTGTAGAAAAGGTTCCATAACTGGCAATTATAATTGTGTTGTCCGATTTCTCTGTCAATGCCCTAATTTTTTCTCTCTGGTCTGTTTCCGTACCACCATATACAAAATGAACTGGGCGGTCTGTCATTTTAGATATTATATCATATAGTTTTTGTCCGTGTTTCTCTACATACTGATATAATAAAAGAGTATTTCCCTTTTGTGCTACGGTTAGTTTACTTATAATATTGTTTCTGCCCGCGTGACCGACTAAAAAATCCATCTCTTCTTTATAGGTCATCTTAGATACAAGTTTTCTTTCCTCATCTGCATACTCCAACAGCATACAGATTATTTTTAACTCCGCAAGTTCCTTCTTATCCATAAGTTTCTTTGTAGTAGTAACCTTATATACTTTACCAAAGACTCCTTCTAGGACTAATCTATGCGTTTGTGTACCATCTAATGTACCAGTAGTACCTATTCTAAATCTAGCGTTGGTACATTTATCCATGAGAGTCATCAAAGACTTTGCTTTAAACAAGTGAGCTTCATCACCGTACACTACATCAAATTCTTCAAACCATTTCTTAGGATATTTGTAGATAGATTGCCATGTTGATATAACTATGTCCGCCTTGTTTGTTTTCTCCTTACCGCCATATATTCTGTGACAATACTTTGATACATCAAAACCATTGTGTGTGGAGTAATCAGCGAAGTCTCCGTACATTTGTTCTACTAAAGAGGTAGTAGGAACCACAATAAGTTGTTTTCGTCCTAAGGCGTGATGATATCGCGCCAGATTGTATATTATGAGGGACTTACCACTAGCGGTAGGGGAAAGTAAAAGAGTTCTGCCACCGTTGATTGCATCGAATACAGCGTCTTCTTGATAGTCTCTTATCTGAATAGGTTTCCAGTTACTATGAAGTTTCAATCTACTGGCGAATTCTTTGACCTCATCGCGTGACATCTCTTCACCAATCTCACCCATCTCCAACTTGACTTCATACTCAAGTTGTTTTGCAAATTCTAATAGGTAAGGTAAGAGACCAACATATAGTTCTCGTCTGGATAGATTGTATAAACGAATCTTTCCATCCCAATGTCGGTTCCTATAAGAAGGCATAAACGAGGCGCCAGGCACCTCAAAGGTAAAGAAATCTGATATCTCTTTTGTTATACCCTCATCGGAAGCTTCCACATGCATATGCACATGGTCTTTCTGTTTTACAAATATCATAATAGACCAGATTGTGTCTTGTTCCATTCAACAGCATTTTTGATGTCCCAAGTTCTCGAATTTAAACTACGCAATACCCTGTCCAAAAAATCTACTGTTGTTTCTAAGTACCAAATTTTATCTTGCTGTTTGATAATATCTCCATCTCCATCTAATACTGCTCTCATGTCAGATTTAAGTACGGAATTTTTATACCAAGGTTCCCAACCCAATTGGTCAAGTTCCTCTTTGGATAGTTCTCCACGAAAGTATTCTGACTTAACTCTTTCAAGTCTTGCCAAGTCCGCCTGCGCTTTCCTCAATTGTAATTTGAAGTTAGAGAGGTGGGTCACATATTTTGCGTGAAGATTTGGTGTATTAGTAGATTCAGAACCAAGGTCTAGTTCATCGATTTTACAATCTTCAGTCCACATATCTTGAAGTTCATTCAATGTAGCCATAATATATCCTTCAATGTTAAGTTACGGATTTTATATTAAATATCCTGTATTTAAAAGATGCAAGTCCAACAAAGTATGGTGAATCTCCACCAGATATGTCAAAGTCTAGTCCACTCAATGCAATGGGGAAAGCATCTTTGAATAAAATTTCTTGATTTGGATTATTGTTAGAGTCGAGTACAAATAGACTCGCGTCACTAACCTGTCCAAGTGATTCTTGTTTGGATGTTTTCTGTCCACCAGTTCTCCACTTCTGGGATTTAACAAAATCTGCAAATTGAGAATGTTTTTCTGGGAACCCTAGTCCAACTAACCAGTTATACAATTCGATATAGTTTGTCATATCTTCCTGTATCAAGAATCTTATATTTAGGTCTCCGAAAGTAAGTTTATCGCCGGGAAATGGTATATCCTGTAGAGGTGTAGTCTGTACTGGAAAACCAATAGTCATGTCTGGAATGTTTGCACCTTGGCAAAAGAACGCGACATTCGGAAGATTGTGGACTTGGAACTTAAACCCATTGGGTCTAAGGTAATCAAGTTCAGTCCCCGATTGGGCAGAGAAATTACCTTCTGTTATATTTGGTGTTGGTGTATATGCCATTCTTCTAAACCTAAAATAGTTATTATTATACTGCTATTTATAACAAATGTCAAGCGAAAAAAAAGGGAGTCCGAAGACTCCCTTGAAAACTGTTGTTTTTACTGGTTGGTTGTCCCAACTCTTATTGTTACATAAGGTTAGTAACTTTAACAGACCTGTAGTACTGGTTTCTATCAGCAGTAAATGTGTCTGCGTCAGTTGTACCGTCAGATTGTGTAACGAATGGGTTAGCAATCATACCATATCTAGTTTTGAAACCGATTTTCGGTTGGAAAGTAGATGGGTCAATCGCACGAACCATTTGTAAAGGTACATACGGACAGTAGAACAGACCAGCGTCATAAGGTGATGTTCCTTTATAACCGGCAACATAGAACTGACTAGCAGCACCTGTGTTAGCAGAATAAGGGTCAACATACACTCTGTAGCGTCCGTTAAGAACACCAGCGAAAGTGTTACCTGTGTCATCGACATTAAGATTAGTGTCAAGAGCAGGAGCGTAATCTAACACACCAGCCATTGAAAGTGCAGAGGCAACATCTGAAGAACAGATGATAAAGTTACCTTTTCCTCTACGAGTATCTTGAGCGATTACATTAGCATCTCGTTCAATATTGAACAATAGACCCTTGAACCTTTCTACAGACCACCTTCCGTTTGAATCAACATCTAGGTCGAAAGTTCCAGCGGATGCAGTCGAAGCAGCACCTGTCTTAGCAACTTTGTAGATAGTTCTAATAACTTCTCTGTTAATCTCAGCGAGAATTTCCTGTGACAGAATGTTTGATAATTCTGACTCAGCGTCAAGACCGTGAACTGCTTTAAGGTCTTGAGCAAGTTCCACAGTATATTCTGCTTTTAGTGCTCTTGACTTAGCGGTTACAGTTGTCTTCTCGATTGAGAATGCCATTTGGTTTAAGGTTACCGTGTCACCGAACAATTCTGCATTGTCTCTAGTTACACCAGTACCAGTTGTAAATGTGCCATCAACTGGATTAGACCCAGCGTGCGTACCTGTACCAGCAAAGTCAGTATCCGCTTCGTTGAACAGAGCTTCTGTTCCTGTCTGCGAAGTATAATGTGACTTCATGGCAAAGATAAGACCTGTTGGGCCAGTCATAGGTTGAACACCACAGACATCATACGCCATCAAATTAGGAAGAGCTCGTCTTACTAATGAGATAAGTATAGGGTCATAAGTGTCAACAGCAGATGACATGTTGTTTGCGTGAACTGCTTCCGAGATAATTCCTTTCTCTTCTTGCAATGCCTTCTCTTGGTTCTCAAGAATAACAGCTGTTACCGCTTTACGATAACTATCCTTGATTTCGCCAAGGTCAGGGTGATCCAATACTGGACTCCACTTTTTTTGGATTTCTTCTGAAAGATACATTGTAGTCTCCTATTTTCTTTCTGGTTATTTACCTATTGGTATTATTTATAATAAACTTAATTTTTAAGTTGTCTGGAAATCGCCTGAGCGTATTTGTTAACCGTACCACCGTCATCAAGGAACGCCTCGTCAACTGTGTCTGTCATTTTTTCCGCAGACTCTTCAGATAAGGTTTCTTGTTTCGGGAAGTAATTCTCTTTAACGACTGATACTTTTTCAGCGAACATTTCAGCACTACCAAAGTCAACATCTTCAACTAGAGAAGTAAGTTTCTCTTGTTCAGTAAGTGTTAAATCTCCAGCAGCCTCACCGATGATTTTAGAACGCAATAGTTGTTCCCTTTCACCAGAGGCACTAATCTGTGCTTCTACAGATTCATTGAGTTTCTTTTTAAGCGACTCAATTTCATCTTGCATTTCACCCAACACATCGTATTTGTCTTGAGGGACTTCGATGTAATGTTCAGCGAATACTTGTTTCAAAGACTTAATAAAGTCTTCTGTAATTTCAGTCCTAAGACCACGCTCTATAGCAAGCTCGTTTTCCTTCATCCAGTTTTCAGCAACATAGTTGAGATACTGGTCAATTTTACCAACCATCTCTTCTTTGAAAGTTTCTCTTTCAACATTTGACTGTTCTTCAAGTTCTTTCTGAATGGATTCCATTTCGTTAGCGAGTCTTGCGGTGACTACTGTTTCAAATAATTCAGCAGCCTTTACTTTAAACTCTTCTGAGAGGTGTTCCTCATCAGCGAAAAGGTTTTTGATGTCGTTTTCAAACAATGTTTCTTCTTGTTCTTCTGTTTCTGACACCTCTGTGTCCTCCTCTTCTTCTGATTCGACTTCTTCAACTTCAGACTCAGCAACAACTTCTTCTTCTTTGTTGTCTACTTCATCTTCAGCGATTACTTCATCCTCTACTTCCTCTTCTTCCTTCTGGGTGCGTACACCTTCAGAAGATTTCTGAGCAACTACACCTTTAGGGTCTTCCCCATCATTGTAGTTTGGTGCCTTACCAGCGCCTGTGTTAGCAGGTCTTGGTGCATCACCTAATTTAGATGCAGAAGCGGGCCCTATTGCAGAAGTTAATCCGCCTTCTGGGTTACCAGTTCCACTTAGATCTTGTATTTCTGGATTCGGGTTAGAGTTCCCTTGAGTTGGATTACTTGAATCACCACCAGTTGCGTTTGGTTTTAGATTCTCAGCAGCTCCTGCCTCATCCAGTTCTTGAGTCTCCTCGTTAAGAGCGGATTCTACTTCCTTTCCCTTAGCGAGTAATTCTCTTATTTTGCTTTCTACGCCCATGTTAATTTCTCCTTTGAGATTTGCGTTATACTGTATTTATTTATAAAACTTTAGATTTTTGATAACTTATCCATGAATGAACTGAACACTTGCATCTTTGCTTCTTCCAGTTCACGGCCATTGGCTTTCTTAATTCGCCTTACAGCTAAGTCAATGTCCTGTTCCATCCATGCACCTTCAACCATAACCCACTCTTTATGTTCCATGATACCTCTTACAAAGGCGTCTGGAGCGGATGGGTCTGCGACTATATCAGCAGCAGTTGATAGTACAAAGTCATCTTGAACCTCATTTATGCCATTCTTTTCCTTTAAAGTTCCAAGTCCTCTGGAACTCACACCAAGGGAGGCACCTTCGTCTATAAGGTTCTTTACGATATTTCCCATAGGTGTATCAAGAATCTTTGCTTTTCCAACATAATTGGAACCGTCTTCTCTCAAAGAAGTTATCATATGTGATACACGGTCTAAATTAATTGTAGGGCCATCTGGATGTCCTAATTCACCCATTGCCCTTTTCTTGTCTATACTTTCTTTTACATAACGGTTGACTTCCCTTTGCATAATTTCGCGTGGGTATACTCTACCGTTCCTGTTTTTAAGGTCAGATTGGAGAAAGACACCTTCAATGAAAAGGTTTGTCTTACCGTCTTTATCTTCTTTGATATATTGAATATCTTCTGTTGTTTCTGTTATAAGTTTCATGTTATCCTAAACTCCCATCTGCGCCTTGGTGTTGTTGTGAACCATATCCACTAACCTTAGCAGTCTCTACTATTACCGTTCCCCCCGAACCACCAGCAATAACCACTTCTATATCTTGGTCGTTCTGGTGATTGTCGTTGAATCCGTAAAAATCTAGTGAACCACTCTCTGTTAATTCATAGAGAACATCACTATTCCTTTGTATCTTAGCACTTGCACTTGCAGATAATGTCCAATGAATTGCTTTAATATCTGCCTTTGGTGAACTCTGTGTCTCCGTACTCTTTTTCAGAGTAGTTGCGAGAGCAATGGTGCCTGTCGCAGCTGTACCGCGAACGGCACATACCCCTTGGACTTGAGTAAGTTTTAAAACATCGACTACGACTGCCATTTAGTTTCTCCTAATATTTCTTTTTTGAATGGTTGCCGTGATTCTTTTCGTCTAGAATCTCTAGAGCATAAGTCTCACACATTTCCACTCCGTGTTCAAACATAACCCGATACCAAGCAACTTCACCTTCTTTATTTGGTTCAGCATGCTCACCTACTATCGGTTTTCCCTCACCGAATTTGGGATGGATTACCTTGGTTGCACAACTATGTGTTAACTTAGGGTCTTCCGAATTGCCCTGTTTTGGGGGAGTGACATCACCTTCCGTACCGTCTTCGGCAGGATGGTTTGCAGTAGGTTTATCCTTCTTAGGTTTTTCTACCGCCTGCGCTTCCTCGCGTAGTTCTCTAAATGTCTTCATTAGTTTCCCCTGTATCGGTTTCTGTTTGTTCTAATTCTTCTGGTGCAGCCTCAAGTCCCATCTTTTGCAACTCTGGGTCATTAAATATCGCATTAGATATTTCTTCCTTCCTCGCGGAAACCAATTCATCCGCCCTTGTACCCATCGCTTTTGCAAACTCATCATTTGCAGCTGTATAGTCACCTTCTGCCCACTTGTCCATCATATTTCTGACGGCATCCTGTGGTGTTACTTCATCGGTAACTTCAACTTTTACTTGTTCTTCACTCATCATTTTCTCCATTAGTTATTTGGGCTTCTTCACCCTCTTCTTGACTGGCTGCAATTTGCCCGTCCATAATACTTATCTCCTCATCGGAGAACCGCATAATATTCTTTTGCACATATTCCTTACTAAACAATTGACCTATAAATGGCACTACACCGTTTAGTATCTCTAACCTACTTCTAAGAATCTCTTGTTCCTTAGACTCAGTATAGTAGGCATCTTGTGCAAACATATACTGTAGGTCATTCCTAATCTCTGGCCATTCCTCTTCGTTAATGACCCCTTTCAAAACTAGTTGAGTTTTTAGTAGGTCATCAAATATCCCACTAAACCTATTTCTCAACTTTGAAACGAACTTTGTAAATTTAAGTTCATCTCTGGTAATCTCAGCAGACCTACCAAAGTTCAGTCCACTCTGTTGTTCCAGACGCGAGATAGGTACATTAAGAGATTGGTATAGTTTCTTTTGGAAGTAAACCACATCTTCAATCTCACCTAAGTTCGCACCGCCTGGCAATGTTTGAATCTCTGTTCCTCTACCACCTTCTTTTCGTGGTAACCAGAAGTCTTCAAGCATTGACATAAACTTCTTGTCATCTCTTATCTCACCAGTATCACTATCATAAACAAGTTTGTTTCTGTAGCGACTCATAACATCTTTTAGATATTGTTCCGCCTTTCCTGTTGGCAGATTTCCAACATCTATATAAAAAATTCTTCTTTCGGGAGCACGAGTGATACGATAAATCACCACCGCGTTCTCCATCATTCTTAATTGGTTAGCAGGGCGTATCGCTTTATGTAAATAAGATAGAGGTATATTTCTATCTTGGTCAACTAATCCAGATGTACAATATGTAACAGAATCTTTGCTAACCTTGATTGCCTTGTCATTAACAACATCTGTTTTATATGACAGTTGATTGTTAGTGGCAATTCCTTTCTCATCAAATACAAAATATTCTTGTACATCTTTTACGAGAGTTATCTGAGTTTTCTTATCCTTCTCTTTCTTAATCTCTCTGACCTTTCGGATTTTCCTTGGGTCTACATAACGAACATCTTTTATACCTTCTTTTGCCTTTTCAGTATCGATAACCTTGTGAAAGAAAATTCTTCCATCAATGTACCATCGTCTAAAATAATCTTGTGCCCGAACATTAAAATCTAACATCCTAAGAACACCGTCAAACTCAGATACAATTGCCTTCTTAACCGTGGCAGACTGATTAACCTTGTCAAGATTTAACTTAACTGGTTTCTCATCGTCTAAGTTTGCGATGGCATCGTTGACAACATCCTCAATGGCTGCGTCAACATCGCCCATCATTGATATATCTCTATACCTTTTAATAAGTTGGGTTTCACTATTAGCAGTTCCTTCTATATCGAAGTAAGTGCCGTAGTATCCACCCGCCTTAATACTTTCTAAAGACCCATCGTCATGAGGCGGAACGAATGATTTTTCCGACTTAGACTTGGATCTTGATATTTCAAATCCAAATAATTCCATAATTTATACCTTCTTCAACCTGTAGTTTATGCTACATCATAATGTGTGTATTGCCATGTCACCGTAAATTCTTCAAAGATGTCATTCTGAGCATAGTTCAATGCAATTTCTGACATCTGAATAGGAAATGCATTTCTTAAAGTGTATGTACCATTAGGTAATACTGCATCATTCCTATCTAAATGTTCTACCACTATATCACTTTGGTAACTTGATGGTTCCAAAGTAATTGCTTCATTGGATTCGCGGTCATTCATACCGTTCATCCATGCTTCAAATGGTGCTCGTAGACTAAAATCTGAGTCGTTAACTACTGTAATAGTCCAAGGGTCGAATATCCTTTCGCCTGCAAGTTTAATTTCCCTACCTCTATATTGTATAATGGCAGGGTTTACATTGGAAGCGGGAAGGGCGGCCCCAGTTACGAGCAGACTGTACGATGGGTCAACACCAGTTACATAGGAAGGGAAGGCAAGCTTGACCCTAAACTGATTAGGTCTTGCTCCACCAGCACCTAGTCTGGCTTTAAACTCTTCAATATTCATCTGTTTTTTCTCCTAACTTTTATTTTATTTATCTCTATTAACCGCCAAGTTCTTCAAAAGATATTCCGCTTCTTGTCGCAACAAATGTTAGCGTTATGAAGTTAATAGACTTAGCAGGTTTGACAAATATGTCAGCCTTAAATTCGTTTGCGTCTATAACTTGTGCAGTATTGTTTGTTTCGTCACAAACAACGCGGAAATCAAAGATACCCCTTCTACCTTGAACATCTCTCAAGAAAGGTTCTACTAGAGCAACAAACTGTGCCCTTGTAAATGCATCGTTGAACTCGAATAATTGGAATTTAGCAGCAGTTGCAATTGCCTTTTCAAGAACAATAAACAACCTACGGACATTAATTCTGTTAAATGCACTTGGTGAATCAAGCATTGTCTTGTCTCCAAACAATACAATACCAGAGCCAGGCGTTGAAATTACAGGGTTAACACCTTTACTATAAAGTGTATCCCTCTGTGCCTTGTTAGGTGACCATGCAAGTTTAATCGCATTTTTAATCTGTCCCCTATTAAGACCGCCAGGCGAGAACCAAGGGTCATCTGATTTATCTGTAACAACACAAGTACCAGCGACATCTCCGTTCAAAGGAACATAGACATATCTGTCATTGTACTTGTCGTACATGTATTTCCAACCAGAATCATATACTGCATAAGATGAACGAGTATATGCATTGAGGTCAGAAGTTGTAATAATTGATGTTGATTCTGAACCTTCGTTGTTTACTACAGCACTTCTCTGTGGAGAAATGAATATCATAGCATCCTTACGAATCTCAGCAACATTGTCAATAACATAATCACCTACAGCAGTCGCGTGAGCAGAAGTAAGAATTAAACTTACATCTACTAATTCGTCATTTGCGAATAGTCCGTATCCTGCCTGTAAATCAGCAGTAGCAGGAGAAGCATCAACACCACTTGCAAGTGAAGTTGAAACATCCGAATCTGCTGAACCTACTAATACAGCGAAAGTAGTTCCACCAGCGGATGATGTTCCCCAGTTAGAACCATTTGTAGGATGATCCATCCAGTATATCCATTCTGAACGGTCATTGATTACATTCTTGTAATAATTTGATTGGTTTAAGTCATCTCTTGATTCAGATGCCTTGGAAAGTCCAGCGAATTTTTCTAGGACTGTTCCAGCAGTACCAGTAATTGCACCACTTTCGTCAATGACGATAACATGAACCATGTCAAATGTTGAACCATTGTTCTTCGCCCATGTAGTTGTGGTTGGTGTAAAATCAAACTGGTCTTTATATGCCCATGCACTTTGCAATGTGGATGTAGCAGTTCCAGAAGAACCGTCACCACCAATAGTCACAGCAGGCGCGGATGAATATCCATAGCCTGGGTTTGTGATTGTGATTGCGGTTACAGCACCACCAGACACAGTTGCAGTTCCAGTAGCAGTAATACCACCATTAGCAGGACTAACTCCTGTTGGGTCAGCAAATGTGACAGTCGCGGATGAGTATCCAGAACCACCAGCGGTTACAGTTCCAGAACCTACTGATAATCCAGATGCAGATGCAATGTCAGCGATTTCTACTTTAAGAGCATTACCTAGCGTGCCTGGATATTTTGCAGCCCATGGCCCGACTGAACCTTCTCCAGCGGAGTATGATTCGTTGTATTGTTCTCTATTTTTAATTTGAACAGCAGTTCCAGTTGATACTGCATTTCTAGCAGCAGCTCCTACTTCTCGGACATTTAACAGTTGTGAACCGTATGCCAAGAAACTTGATGCCGTCATGTGGTCATAATATACACTCAATGTGGGTTTACCGAACCTCTCAACAAGATTGTTCTCAGATTGTACTGCGACTATCTCGTGAGCTGGGCCCCATTGATAGTCTCCCACGATTCCACCAATAGTGGTGGCAACAGCGGGGACAACATTTGTGAGGTCTTTTTCTTGTACTAAGACGCCAGGCGATAATTGGAAAGCCATTTTGTTCTCCTTCGTATTTCGTTTTTAATCTATCTTGACTAAATAGTTATTCCTTGCAATTATTTATAAAAATTTTTCTTTCTCATCTGCCCATATCCAATAGTCACCATCCATAACTTCTGCTTCTGGTTCATGTCCATCTACAACAAGCCCGAAAGGTGTCAAATCATTTTCTATCATTCTCATCTGTGAGTTGTACAAATTGTCACGAATATCTACATTAGTCAAATCCTTAAAGAATGTATTGGTTGATAACCATGCAAATAGTACCATACACATGGCAAGGTCATCGTGGTATCCTTCATCAGCAGCAAACGAACCATGTCTTTCAACAAATGTTGATAGTTCACTAATACATTCAGCATCAAATAATAAGAACTTCTGTTCTTCAATCAAACTTTTTAGTGCCAAACACCCCTGTCTCTTAACTGCTTTTGATGTTCGTACACCTAGAGTACTTTGTTTTCCAAAGCCAGGCGAAACATACTGTTTGTTCTTTTCCTGTACTGTACTAAAAATGTTCTCATACTCTAGTTCTTGGTGAAGTATATCAACTACTTGTTGTCCGATATCATTCGTTTCAAGTAATACATACGCACCGTTATAATCTTTTGCGACTTTTCCTATGAAGTCTGGATATAACAATGGTGAAACTTTGTTATCTCTATACTTACCTACAACTTTAAACGGCATCTCTGTGATATCAATCACAATGAAAGCCGAGAAATCTCCACCTATACCTCTCGCGGTATCTGCCGAGATTACATAGTATTTATCGTCTTGAGGTTCTTCATATATCTCTAGTCCATCCTTCTTATAAACTGGGTCAACTGAGGACATAGTAGCAAGAGATTTACCACTAATCAAAGTATTCGTTGACCCCAAGAAGTCACACAACACCTCTTGGTTAAACTTTACTTCACCCAACAAATCAAATTGTTCTTGTGTCCACTTGTCATCGCGGCCTGGGATTTCAGTATGCGGTATAAACATATTCTCAAATCCATTAGTGCCTTTCTCTGCCTCATTCCAGAATTTCCAGAAATGATTGTATCCCAGAGGCGTGGATGTCAATAGAATCTTTGTGGTCTCACCAGCAGAGATAGTAGGATATACAGATGCAAAAAACTCATCTGCTATATTGTTTGGTATAATTGCAGCCTCATCAATGTACAACCAGTTAACTGATTTACCCCGAATACCAGATGATGTGGTTGCTGATGTAAACACGCGAGAACCATTCTCTAAGTCCACATCCCCCTTGTTCCATGTCTTGACTCCCTGTTGCATCCATATAGGAATATGCTCATACATAGTCTGGTATCTTGATAATACCTCTCTGGCAGCTGCGGTCTTGTTCGCCATTATAGCGATGTTCTTGTCTGCATTGAATATAGAGTAATGTAATATACACGCGGCTGCTGTTACCGTCTTACCTTGCTGTCTACCTTCCATTAGAATAGTCTTTCGATTATTCATGATGAAATCAACCTTCTTTTTCTGACAGTCGTACAGTTTGAAAGGTTGTAGACCTTTATCCAAGGTTACTATTTGACAGTAATTCTCAATAAAATATATTGGGTCATTCTCACACTTTGCAAATTCTTCTAGTTGTTCTTTCTCAAAGTTGTGTTCGTATCCAATTGGTTTTAGATTGGGATTACCGTGATATGATAGTTCATTCGCCATTTACTTCACTCCCAATCCATCCCACGATGCAGGCCTGCCTGTATATCCATGTATTTCACAATACGATTGTTCCTTCACAAAATCAAAGAACTCTTTTGGTTCGTGGTCATATGGTATATTTGGTATACCTCTCTTGTCATCATTAATAATATTAAAACACATGAATTTATTGTGGTCTCTTGCTTCTTTTGTATCTTTCTTTATCTTATTTATGGGATAACTAATCAACTGTTTAAACTGTTCATAGAATGCTAGAAGTCTATGATTATCATCTTCAATATCATCAAATGAGTAATCTATTAAATCTCTATGCAATTTGAATCCCATGTTTTCAATTTCTTTGTAATATCCTTTTCCACAAAAACTAAAAAGAACTTTCTTGTGAAAAAGAGGTTTGAATGTTTTCTCCGTAAACCAGATTCTATCAGTTCTTGTTTCGATACACAAGTCTATAAGTATCTTATCATAAAATGGTGATGGGGCTTGGCAAAGATGCCAGTTCCCAGTTACCCCGAATTGATGTAACCATTTTCTTTTAACATCAATGTATATTCCTCGTCTTAAAAAAGAACAATATTTATTTAACAATTCATCCTTCTCTAACAGATTCCACAACTTTACTCTAAACTCTCGGTCTGTAGAATTTAGAAACTGAAAGTGTGTGTCCTCATCTCCATCTAATACAGGAGAAGTTGTTCTGCGAATATCTTCATCAAAATAAGAACCATGTGCAATAGTTTGATATAAAAAGTACAGAGGATAATTATCATGTTTAGCATTGCGTGGCATTATATGATTGTAGTTTTCCCACCCACTATCCATTATGGTAAATGTTATATCGGGAAACTCTTGGAGTGTCTTGTAATTAATTCTTTCTGATTTGCGTTGTTTTGGATTTACAATTTCTTCTTTAAAATTATGAACTACAATATTTCTATATTTACTGAACTCTTCTTCTAATTTTTCAAATGAAAATCCCTTTTCCCATATTTGCGCTAAGAAATAATGTGGTTCACTCTTTGCCATGGTCATTGTACGCCCAATGGGTAAGTAATAATAATGTAGTTGGTTCTGGGTCACTCTGGGTCATGGTCTATGATTTTCTCGTTTTCCTTCTTTAATGCCTTCAACATCTCAGAAGTTGTACCAGTAAACACTAGGTTGTTTGTTGTTTTACTGATAGTCTTGGGTTCATCTGAATTCTTTTCAATTCGATGTTTCTTCTCTTGGACTTCCATCATATCCTTAGCTTGTTCACCCATAGTCTTAATGATTTGTCCAGCAACTTCATAGGCACGAGGATTATCACTATTGGTTGCAACATTTAAAATACCTTGAGCGGCTTCTTCCGCGTACTCAGCAGAACGCTTCAAAAGATTTCTTGCTTCCTCAAAATCCTTATCTAGTTTCTCTTCATTTTTTTCAGGCACAGCGACAACACCACCCTTCTTTTCAGCAAGGTCTGTAGTTACGGTGTTGAATGTTTTATCAAGTGCATCAAATACTTTATTTTTTGGCATAGTTATACATAAGTTTGGTCAAACTCCTCCACGAACCTATATGGGTCATCCTTATAGGGGTCTGCATTATAATTAGGTGGTTCCTCAAATGTCACGGTAGGTGCTTCTGAATAACCACTTCCAGCGTCATCTATAACAATATTAGTTACTACTCCATCTGTTAACTCAGAATGTGCTCTCGCGTTACCAGTAAGAGTAATATTTGGTGGACTAGTATATCCTGCTCCACCATATGTTATAGTAAATCCTGTTACCGAACCACCAGATATTGTGGCAGTTGCGGTTGGTAGTGTTGTCGCTACGGAAAATGACTGTGTGACTTTTGGGCCACCAAACTCAGTATTCTCATATGTTTCTGCTATTGCCTTCTTGATAAACGACTGATTACTTACAAATCCATAATAATTTAATTTCATGGTAAAGTTAAGTGTCCAGTTAATACTTTGTCTATCTGCAAATGCACCTTCAAATGTATCTTCGTAACTAACACTATCTAAAGTTATTTTTATATCTCTTTTAATACCCAACTCAGGCAAATCATTTATTGTCACATTGAAATCTGGGTTGAAGTATGGAAAAATTTGTTCTACTATCTGTAATGCGTCTTCTTGATTTTTTGCAAATACATATAAAGACATGTTCATATCATATGGTGTAGATACAAAACTTGTTCTATATGAATTTGTTTCCGCACCACTAGTAGTTATGTTCTTTTGTACAGGAGAAACCTTTCTAGATGGGTCATACTGGAAACCTACTATTTCAAATCCCATTCGTGGCAAACTAATCGCCACTTCTCCACGCGATTCTGTAGTTGGAATTGCTTCAATCCTAGTCAAAAACTTTTGTTTTGTAGAATATGAAAGAGGAACCCTTATTACTTGTTCAGTAACACCACCAGCATTTGACCTGTTTATTTGGATATTATTAAAAATAGTACCAAATGCAATTATGGCTTTGCGTGTATGTTGATTGTAAAATTGTTTATTCTTAAACATTATATTTCACCAAATGGATTCTTCTCTGTAAAGTCTAATATGTTTGACGCGGCTTGCCAAGAATCAAAGTCTTCGTTATCCACACCAACATTTCCTCTACTGGTTTGGAAACTCTCTAGTATCAGAGTAGATTGGTCTTCTAGTCTTAACAAGTCGCCATCCTCCAACTGGAACTGGAACTGTAGAATGTCAAGACTTTGCAAGTCTTCGATTCCATCGATATCACTATCACCAGTATCAAGTCTTTCTGAACTGTATTCAAAGAGTTCGCATTGAAGTCTGAATGTGTAAATCTTTCCTAACTGATAGAACGGATTCTGAAACTCTACTAGTTTAATTTCAAATAAAGATTTTGTTTTTGGGAAGTATAACAAATCACCTTCAGCTGGTCTTGCTGTTAACTGGAATGACCCACCAGCATCTTCTTCTCTATCAACCATCTGTTCCCACCTTCTTTTAGAAAGAACAAATGTTGCTTGGTCTCTAATTTCTATTCCAAACCTAGTGAATAGTTCTCCTTCACCCTCATATCCTTCTACATTTTCCATGTACATTTCGAGAGGATATTGTTGCGTGAACTTAGATAATTCATCTTCATCAAAAATAGTATCCCTGTTTACCAAAGTCCTAGGCATATAATGAACATCGTGTCCATATATCTTCAGGCTCTCAATAACTAAGTCTTCTACTAAACGCTGTTCGTTAGCAGTTCCACTTGTATTGCCAGATTGGAAGTAAACATTCGTTGCCATTTATTTACCCTGTCATCATCATTGGGGGTAATTCATACTTCATCTGCATTTCGTCTTCTATGATAGAAATTTCTTGAATTGCTTCTCCGTATATCTGGTCACCATTGAGTGTTACTCCGCCTGGCAACGCGATTCCCCCGAACTTTTTCATGTTCTCGCCCCATTGTCTTTTGATAAGAGCAGTAGCATATCTTTTCAAGAACATATCATCATAAACCTCTGTGAATGTATCTGGGTCTATTATAGCATATGCTTCCGCGACTATATAATTATCTATATCAAAAGTTGTATCCATGTCCGTATCTATATACATTCTGTTTGTTTTTCTGTTGAATCTAATAGCTCTTTCATTACTGAATATACTTTCTAACACATTCAAATGTGTCTTAACCATTGAGTAGTATGTAATGTCAGCAGAAAGTAGATTGTATAAGTCATTCAATGCAAACTGATAATCTACATCAAACAGTCCATCTGATTTACTACCCACAAGAGCACCGAACTTGAACGCTCTTATTATATTCAAAATATTATTACCTATAGGGATATATCCATTTTCTATATCACCCTTCGATATACTTTGAATAGTTGCAGTAGTACCAGACTCCGAACCTGTAATTACTTCGCCCACTTCAAATGCTGAAGCGGTAACTGATTTTTCGTATATTACTGAAGTACCAGAACTTGAATCGTGTATTGTTGATTTCGCACCAGATGTTCCACCAATAAATGTTTCCCCTGCTGTGAATGTAGCACTACCTGTCAAAGTTATGGTAGACCCAGTTAACTTGTGTTTTATAAACGACCTTTCGACACCATCGAAATGGTATTCATTCCAATGTTGAAAGGCATCATCTATTCTATCTGATATTTGGTCTTCATCGACATTGATTTCTATTACTGGATGTCCTAATCTTCGCAAACAATAGTCGATGAGTCCTTGTCTTGTGGATAACGCCATGTGGACTCCTAAAAATAAATTTAAATTCTGTGACTATTTATAAGACTTACGATTGGTCATATGCGTACAGCAAGGCCTTGAGAGCGTCAATTTCCGCTTTCACGAATGCTGTAGTGGCAATTTGTGTTGTGTTTGTCCCAGTAGACGCGGTTGGAGCGGTTGGTGTTCCTGTCAAAGCCGCACTAGCAAGAGGTGCCTTGGTAGCAATATTATTTGTAACTGTAGTAGAAAAGTTTGCATCATCACCCAAAGCAGCTGCAAGTTCATTTAAAGTATTTAAAGTTCCCGGCGCTGAATCAACAATGTTCGCAACTGCTGTATCAGTATAGGCAGTTGTAGCAATCTTTGTACTATTGTCACTTGCAGATTGTGTCGGCGCAGTTGGGTTACCAGTAAGCGCTGGACTAGCAAGGTTTGCCTTTGCAGATAAATCTGGTGGGGTATATGTGAATACACCAGTACTATTATTATATGTTAACGCACCATCACCAGACCCGACTTCAGCAATTGCTGCCGATATACTAGTTAAAGATACCGCGTCTGATATTCCATACCCAGAAACAGTAGTTGGTTTACCTGTTATATCAGAGAAAGCAAGAGTAGCACTAATCGCCTGTTTATTACCACTACCATCTTGAATTTCTAGGTTATGACTACCATCATTTTTAAGTTTCATCCCACCAAGGTCAAGAGTATTACCAGAAGTATAGATGTCTCTCCATCTTAATGTAGATGAACCAAGGTCATATGTATCGTTTGCAGAAGGAATTACATGTGAGGTTACTCTATCTAATCCAGATTCTTCGTGTGCATCTACACCTTTCCACTTTTTAAGTGTGGAATCATACATCAAGAATTTGTTATTAACCTTCGCGGTTGCTCTATCAATATCATCTAGGAATTCTAGTCTGACTTCACCACCGCCACCGATACCTTGCATACCCAATATTAATTGTCGTATGTTTGTATTGATTTCGTTTATTTGTTTCTGAACACTCGCGGTCTCATCAACCTGTTCCTGTACAACTTGTTTTTTCTCAGCAAGATATTGTACAGCGAGTTCTTGGAGTTGTCTTTCTTCCTTGTCTTTCTTCTCTGCTGTAGGTTTGAGACTAAGAACATCCATAACTGTACTTAAAGCATCTTTACTTACATTAAATGTCTCTGGTTGTGCTTCCTCTGTTATCTCTTCTACTTCTTCTACCGCACCAGCATATTTCATTTCTAACCTATTAACTTTTGCTTCCAAGGCAGAAATGTCTGGGTCTAGTTTTCCTGTGGTGTTTGGTTCTGGAGAAGGTAATTCTTCGGGCCACTCTTTTTCCTGTGGCATTTCTATTAGTGTAGTGGGGTGGTCTTTCAACTCATAAGGTTGAGATGTTGTAGACATATCCTCTGTCATTTGACTTACTGGACGGATATCAAACTCTGAAGCCATTTTCTCTGGATTGATATCTGCAAAGAAATCTGGAGTATCTACTACTGGTGTTTCTTCAACCTCTTCTTTATATAATATTGGAGTTACATCTTTAAACTCATCTCTGATTTCTTCTAACTTTTCTAATTTGTTTTTATTTTGTTCTTCTGCTTCGGAAAGTTTTTTGAGTTCGCTCTTAAACACCCCCCAAAAGTCTTCCTTTACTTTTGAGCGATGAGCGTTTTTCTTTTCGGTTTTCTTAACTTGTTTGAGTACTTCTTCTTTTTGCAAATCAAGAGTTCTTGTTTTCTCTTTTGCAATCGCCTCAAAGAGTTTCTTTAACTCGTCCATTATTTTTCCTTTTTTTCTTTCGGTTTGTCAAAAGATACAGTCACACCACTATCATTCCATTTCTTCTTTTCTTCTTCGCTGTAGTCTTCACCATACCTACCTCTTTCACGGTTACCATCTCCGTTCAATTCGGTTAAGTCTTGTTGGTGCTCTTTGAAATTTCTAGACACTAAATTTCCTTATTTGGTTACTTGTGGCGTTACTGTTATGATACCTTCCTGTACCCTTAATACTTCTGGAGAATTAGCAATTTCAACATCATAAACATATCTACCAGATTTCAACGCGCCAGTTTGTGTTGCAGTTAAAGATAAAGTTATAACTCCAGTAGCGTCAACTTGAGCGGTTGTAAAACTTGTATAAGTAGTACTATCATAGCTTTTTCTAAACTGTGATGTTGTTGTATAGCCAGTAAGGTTCTTAGCGGTTGACCCATCTGTAGTTACAGTTAAGGTCTCACTAAAAGTAGCACCTTGGTCTATGGTTATATTTTTAATTACTTTTTTTGCCATGGAATATACCTTTTAAATTATGAGAACTATTGTTACACTAAAATACGGAAACAAATACTCTTCTGATGATGTAAACACTATTTATAATATGTGTAAACCATATCTATTTGGTGGCAACTTCTGGTGTCGCACCGATGACCCAGAAGGATTGGAACAGGGTATAATGACTTCACATATCCACACATGTATGGGGAACTGGGAAAAAATCTTACTTCTTGGTATGGATTTTGGTGGGCCAACCTTATATTTAGACCTTGATGTTATAGTCCAAGGTGACCTTGCCCCGCTGTTTGACCTCTGTGATGAACCTACCATATGCGAAACATACTGGAAAGACTTCGGTGGCGCGTGGAACTCTAGTGTTATGGCATGGGGTTGTACTGGTTCTGGTTCTAATGCCGCCTATATAAGAGAGAACTTTTTTAAAAACTGGGACTATAACTTGCATAAATATGAAGGTAAGGATGATAACTTTTTATATGATGAAAAATTGTTCAAGAGAACATTCCCCAAGGGGTTGATATATTCATTTCTTGCTGGGGTAGATATGGAAACAGATACCTCACCGAGAGCTCATCAAATAAAACCAGATTATCCAATTGTTCTATTAAACGGACAGAATGAAGTCAATTACAATTTGAGACAAAAATATTATGATGCACTTTCTTTGCATGAAATGGGGCAATAAGTACTCTCCAGAATATGTAAACAATCTATATAACATGGTTCAGCAGAACTACACCAAAAGGTTTAAGTTCATATGCTACACAGACGAACCAGAAGGCATACACAAGGATATCAAGATTAGGTCTATTCCAAATGTAGACCCGCTTCATCCACGGCATTGGTTTGGTCAAGAGAACTTCTGTTGGGATAGAGCAAAGTTTCTTGTTCTCAACTCACACCATTGGTTAAAAACCAAAGGCCCTTTCTGTTATCTAGACTTGGATGTTATTATTCAGAATAACATAGATGATATATTTGAACTATCAAAAACTCCACATATGATTTATTCTAATTGGGAAAATCCAAAAGTTCTCAATGATAGAAGATTTACAGACATGCGTGGCACATTATATAACTCTAGTGTCATGTTATGGTGTACTGACCAAGGGGAAAAGATTTACAACGATGTAATGAAACACAAGGACACGGTGTTTAAAACCTTTTGGAAGGGAACCGACAACTACTACCCATACAGAGAACATCAAGCAGTAGGCGATAACTATTGGTCGTTCTTACCAAGTGATTGGGTTTACTCCTACAATAGAGGAAGACAACATCCTAATGATGTCACGCAACACCTGTACAGAGAAAATGCAAAGTTTTGTATCTTTGAAGCATCCATTGGTGGAAAAAATAAAAACAATCTAAAACCCCACGAACTGAGAGACTACAACTTACTCATACATTGGCATGGCAAAACAGAATTTGAAAGACTATGGTTACCCAAGTTTCCAGATAACTTCTTTGATAAAAATAAACACACCAATAAGATATCTCAATTGTTGCGTACCAAGGACTACGATACACTAGAAGAAAAGTTCCTTAAAGACTTACCTCAATTGAAACAGGATTGGGAACAATATTCAAAAGAGTTTGAAACATTACGCGAGTGGATTGGATTTGAATCTCTAACAGATAGTATGCTACAAGAAAACTATATGGACAAAGAGACAATATCAGATATAAAAGAACTTATTGAAACAAATGATTTACAATCTTTATCAGAAAAAATGATAAAGGACTTCCCAGAATTGGATGAATATTTCAAAGGTACAATTTCTGAAGTGAAGGTACATGTACCAGAATTAGAAAGAGAGATATCTGACCTTATCTTTATACGACAAATAGAACCGCACCACAGAGATATTATCAAGGAACTATATGACTCTGGTGATATGATTTCAATGCACAAAAAGTTTCTCGCTGACTACCCAGATGACCCTGTACTATTACAAGGCGATGAGTCCCTATACTGGAACAAAGATGCGAATGAGATATATGACCTCTACAAACAAAGGTACATATACAAGTCTCACCTAACTGCATTTGATGAAGCGAAAGAACTGGGCCCTGTTAGATATTTCTGGAACATAAGTTTCCTACAATGTTTCGCGTTGTACAAAAGACTGTGGGATAAGAACACACTACCAAGTATTAAGAAAGATGTTATGGACAACATCAAAGAACATGGGATGCAAAGAGTGTTCTGGGATGCATCAACTGAGGATGTGCAATCCTTGTATAAGAAATACTATCTACAAAATTTAAAAGAATTGTTTTATAAAGAGGACTATGAAAAAGTATTTGAAAGACTATACAACATCATGCCTAAACAGGAACTTATATCTGTTATAAATCAAAGCAATGTAAAAGATAATGATACTCTTGTCAAGTATTTTCAAATGCATGGGGAACAATATAGTGATTTGTATACAGGATTGTATGATGATGGCAATCCAGAAGGTGCATTAATACAACTATCTACTAAACAAAATGATACTGGTAATGAATTTAACGACATCTTTGTCAACGGCAAAGAACAAACTCTTGAATCTCTCAAGACAGTTGTTGAAAACTTTAAGTTACAATGGGTTACATTTATGTGTGAAATCACAGACCCGACAAATTGTGACGAAATTGAGTCCATTTGTCGGTATTTTAAAGAAAAATTGGGCTGTACCGTCACCGTACAGACATTCAAGGCATATATAAAAGACCTACCTTTTGTAGATAGGGTTGAACATGTACTTCCTACTCAACCAACTGAAAACGAAACCAAGGTTAGTGATACTATTGCTAGTGATATTCCAATAAGTTTGGAAACATTGAAAAGGTTTAAGAAGGATGAAGAAGTACGAACCAAGAAACCTAAGATGAAAGAGAAGGAACCAGTATGGTGTGACGCGAGGAAAAGTGAATATTTTTATGTGAATTCGCAAGGCAACCTTTTTCCGTGTGCGTACATTGCTAGAGATG